GATAATGGTTGTAGAATGATTGGAAAAGGTACTTCGCAAAGACTTCGTGGTAAAAAGCAATTATCTACTCGTTATACTGGTATCATACTTGATGACTTTGAATCTGAGTTAAATACCAAAACTCCTGATTCAAGACGACAAATAAAAGAATGGGTGACTGCAGCTGTATATCCTGCGATTGATTTTGACAAAGATGGGTTCTTATGGTGTAATGGAACTATTGTTCATTATGACAGCTTTCTTAACGGATTAGTAAGAGGCTCTCAGGAGGCTGAAAAAACTGGAGAAGAATATGCTTGGAGTGTATTCACACGAAAAGCGATTGAGGATGGTAAGCCTATTTGGCCTTCAAGGTGGCCAATGAAAAAGCTTGAAGAAAGAAAACAATTTTATATTGATTCAGGAACTCCAGCTAAGTTCTACCAAGAGTATATGAATCAAGCAAAATCGCCTGAAGACCAGGTATTTAGTGAGGGAGATATAAATGATGGGATATATCAAGGGAATGCAAGGTTTGATGAAGCGGCTGATTCGTGGTACATACAATTTGCTGATGGGGATAAAGAATACATTAATATATATATTGGTGTTGACCCAGCTTCGACAATTACTACTCGTAGTGACTATTCCGTTATTATGGTGCTTGGTGTTACTAGTGAATACGATTATTACGTTATTGACTATTGGCGTAAAAGAGTCTTACCCATGGAGTGTGCCGATGAAATATTTAAAATCGCTAAACAGTACTCGCCAATCAGACGAATAAATATTGAGACAATTGCATATCAAGAGATGCTTCGTGACTATATAATGAAAAGAAGCAAGAAGGAAGGATTGTTTTTGCCTGGAATTGAAAAAGGTATTAAAAATTATAACTCTAAAAAGAAGGATAGATTGTTTGAAGGTCTGCAACCTATGTTTAAAGCTGGAGCTGTTCATCTTAAAAAGCAACATCATGAATTTATTGATGAGCTTATTGATTTCCCAAAGGGCTCTCATGATGATATTATTGATGCTTTTTACTTGGCGACTCAATGGGCGAAAGGAAATTCAAAGGCTGGGGTCGTGAAAAAAGAAAAGAGCAAAGAAGGTTATTGGATAAAGCCAAAAAAGATGTATGACTGGATGACTGGAAAAAGAATTTAAGCCGATTTGTTAATTAATATAATTTATTCTTATATTATACACTGTGATTAAGGAAGATTTTAGAGCAAAAGAAATAAGAGAGATGTTTGACCGTTGGTCTAACGCAAGAGAGGACTGGGATGTTGCTGCTCGTGAAGATATTGATTTTTATTTAGGCAATCATTTTAGCGCTGATGAATCAGATGAACTTGCCTCTCGCAATCAATCTGCTGTTCCAATTGATAGGCTTTATTCTGCGATTGAGCAATTTAAAGCAATTATAACATCTAAGCCTCCTAAGTTTTCTGCTGTTGCCAGAGAAGATTCAGATACTAAGCTTGCAAATGTATGGAAAGTGATTCTTGAATATATATGGGACATATCTGATGGTGATGAGCAATTTAAACAAGCAGTCCATGATTATACGGTTACAGGGCTTGGCTATTTTTATGCCTATATTGATAAAGAGGCTGATTATGGTCGTGGAGAAATAAAATTTAGACATCTTAATCCTTTTAAAGTTTATGTAGACCCTAATTCAAGAGATAGATATTTTGACGATGCATCGGGAATGATGGTTTCTCATATTATGAGTAAAATGCAACTTCTTGACGCTTATCCTCAGTTAGGACAGCTAATTGAAGAGGGTGATGAAAAAACATTAATTGATAAAATTGAAACAGTATCAGAAGAAGATTGGCCAGATAACACTAATAAACGTACAATGGACTCTTTTACTCCTGATGTGGTTAAAGATTATGATTATGAAGGTTCAAGTGAAAAATATAGATTAATTGAATATTATTCAAAAATAAAAGTTCCATATTATAGAATTCTTGACAAGCGAAATAATCAAGAAAAAATTATTTCAAAAGAGCAATTTGAGGCCATGTCTCAAGATGGTCAGTTTGAAAATGCCTTAAAAAGCGGGTTAGTTGACTTTGTTGAAGTTCAGCAAACAAGAATTAGGCAAACATGCTCAGTTGGTCAAATTGTTTTATATGATTTAGTTTTAGATACTGATATTTATCCAATTGTTCCAGTACCAAACATATGGACAAACACTCCTTATCCAATGAGTGATGTCAGAAAAAATAAAGATTTTCAAAGGTTCCTCAACAAGACAGTGTCATTAATCACGTCGCACGCACAAGCAAGTTCAGGACTCAAGCTTCTAATACCTCAAGGAAGTGTTCAAGATATTGAAGAGCTCGAAAGAGATTGGGCCAATCCGAACGCCACCCTCGAATATGACGCATCTTTTGGGGAACCACATTTTCCTGCTCCTCAACCATTGTCGAGTTCAATTATGCAGTTACCTGCAATGATTGAAAAGTATATTGACCTTAATATGGGTATATTTGAGATGATGCAAGGAAATGCTGAGGCGGCACCAAGAACATCTTCAGCAACAATGATGATGGAAGATTTTGGTCAAAGACGTTCAAAATCAAAATTAAGAGATGTTGAAGGGTCTTTAAAAAGAATTGGAAGAGTTGTGTATAATTTAGCTAAATCTCATTATAATTTTCAAAAGACATTTAGAATTGCACAACCTAATAATGATATAAATGAGTTTACAGTTAATAAAAGATTATATGATGATAAATCAAAAGAGCTACAATCAATTGAAAATGAAATTTCAGTTGGTCAATTTGATATTAGAGTGATTGGCAATTCAACAATGCCATCAAATAAATGGGGCGAATGGGAAGTGTATATGCAAGCTTATCAGTCAGGACTTATTGATAAGGTTGAAGCTCTCAAGAAAACTGACATATTTGATAAAGAAGGAGTATTGTCAAGAACAGACCAAATTATGCAATTACAACAAGCATTGGGTCAAGCTCAAGAACAAATTAAGAAAGTTTCAGGCGACTTACAAACTGCACATAGAGAATCAATACAGGCACGTAAGCGTACTGAGGTAGAAAAATTCAAAGCAGAGCTTAATAAAGAGACTTCTAATAAGAAGGCTGAAGATAAGCTCGCTATTGGTAGACTAAAAGATGCGGTCAAACTGGAGTCAGAGAAATTGCGAGTAGGCAGTCAAGCTCAGTTACGACAACAGAAATCGCAAAAGGAGAAAGAGTAATGACAGACGCATATGAAAACGAAAATCTTCAACAAGAAGGTCAAGTCGTTGATAATGTAGGGCAAGATGAAGGACAAAATGTTGGTGAGAGTTCATCTCAAAATTTGGAAGACCAAGTAAAATACTTCCAATCAGAGAAGGATAAACTTGCTAATGAAAATCAAAATCTAAAAAAGTTTGAGGCAATTGGGAAATTGCTACAAGCGAGACCAGATATTGCACAAACAGTTGCATCTATGGTTCAGGGCGGTCAACCCCAAAATGTTGGACCTCAACGAATTGAATTAGATAAAGATGATTTTGACCCGTGGGAAGCCTATAATGACCCTAAATCTAAATCGTATAAGTTCAGACAGCAAGAACTACAAGATAGTATTGGACAGGCCGTAAATGAGAGGATGGCTGGTGTCGTAAGAAGTCAAGGAGTCGAACAATTGAAGGGAAATCTTTTACAGCAAGGTTTAACTCCTCAAGAAGTTGATTCTTTTATGAATTTTGCATCAAAAAATCCTGGAGAGTATGGCGTGGAAGGTGCTGTTAAAATGTGGAGAGCTGTTATGAACGAAGGCCAAGGCACAGTTACAGATAACCCACTTGATAATGTTAGACAAACGCAAGATACCCCAACACCTGGTGGTATATTGCAAGGTCAACAACCTCAAGCTAAAAGCGGAAAGGATGAAATGTGGGATTCAATTGTAGGTGCTGGTAGCCGCACAAACGTTTTAAAATAAATAACTAAGGAGAATAATAATAATGGCTACTTATAATAGTGGACAAGTGAAATTTGGAACTCCTGGTGCAGTCATTGATAGTACTATACCT